TTACCATCTAATTCAGTTTTCCAACTTATAGGGTTATTATTTTCATCATAAGCAAACATAACTGAATTTTTTATTAAATTACTTCCACCTGCATTTTGAACTGAATATTTAAATTCATCAATTGTTTGGTTTAATTCAGTATAATTTTTATCTACTGTATCTCCCATTTCACTTACAGTTTGTAATAATTGATCATAACCTTCAATTCTACTTGCTGATAAAATACCAGTAGAAATAAAATCAGCATTAATACTTCCGTCTGCTGTAATAGCAGTTTCAAAAGGTCCTTTATATCCACTAGAACTAAAACCTAAACCACCTAAACCAAATCTCCATACATTAATAGCATCTTCTTTTGGTAAAGCATCTAATATTAAAATTTCATTATCATCAATATAAACATAACCATTCTTATTTAAAGAATTAATCATTTCTGTTTGTTTATTGATTATTTTATTTTGATTACTTATTTCTGTTTTTACATTTTCAATAGAACTTTTAATATTATCAAATTTTGCTTTTACATCTCTAGTGTAATTACCAAAAACTATTTTCTTAATTCTTTTGGAAATACCATCAAATTCATATTCTAATACTTCGGTTAAAATATTAACAATTGGATGTTTTACATGAATTTTATCTCCTATTTCCATTAATTGGTTTATATCGGATGTGATTTCATAAGATACTAATGGTTGTTGATTTTCTAATAAATATTTATTTGCTTTTTCTTCTAATTCTTTTAATAAATTATCTTCTGTTTGTTCTTCCTCATTCAGTTCAGTTTCAAAATCAACTGTCTTTGTATATGGTTTATCATACTGAACTTCACCATCAATATATTTAGGATCTAACATTAATCCATCTTTACCAACTGGATAAATTCTAGTGCAGACATTGCTCCAATCTTCAAATATTTTTATATTTTGCAAATTCTTTTTATATACAATTATTTCTCCTCTATCAATTCCAATAGTAGAATTAAAACTAATATCAAAATTATCAGCATCAAATATTCCATTATATCTTTCTTCAATAATAGTCCATGCCTCTAGTAAATTTTTTCTTATGAAATAACAAGTATCTATCAATTCAATATCTGATGAAACAATATTAAAAGGACTGGTGTTATCAGTCCTTTCGTTAATATATTTTAATGAATTCAAAGCATTTAATTCAGTAGGTCTTACATCTGTTAAAAAATAATCTTTAGCATCAAAAACTACATGATTTGCAGTAAAAATAATTTTTCTTTGAGTATATTCAATGTTACCAATTCTAAAAGCCTGTGGTCTTAATTTAGATTTTGTTTTTACAACACATAATTTATCTTGTTGTATATATTCTTTATATTCAATAGGTATTTCAACATTAATATACCATCCATTAAGACTTTTCTTTTTTGTCTCAATTAATTTTAATGGATTTATAACTATATTTCCATTAGTATTAAAGGAAGTATCTGTTGAATCAAATATCTTTATCATAACCAACAGTCCTTCCTTTTTATCTTTATAGTAGCATCTCCACTATTAATAGTTATAATATTATTTCCTGGATTAATAACTGGAAATTCAAAATCAATTTCTAAATTACGATTTTTTAATATTCCATCATAAGTGGCATTCATAGTTTCACAATCTATTTCTACATAAGAATCTTCATCAAAATTATAAATAAATCTTACATCATTAATTGAAATATCTATTGAATCGGTATTATTTTTTTCTAATCTTATTATTGGTTTAGATGCTATATTACCCTCATTTGTTATAATATCTATAACTTCTAAATAATCATCATCTTTTTTAAACCAAAAAGGATCTCTAATAAAAGTGCAATCAACAGTTTTTATAGATGATGCCCTTTGTGGTTCTACAGAAGAATAGAAATAGGCATTTGTTATTCTATTTTTATATTCTAAAATACCATTTCCATTCAACCAAGCTAAAATATCATCAATTTTACTTATATCTCTAACATATAATTTTAAAGGTCTTTCTATACTAGAATAACCCAATTCATTAAAATTAGAACCATCTTTACCTTCAATATCAATTTGTTCCACTCTTTGAGATGCTTTAGCAATAATATTTTCTTCTTCCTCAACAACAACTTTCATTTGTGTACTAGAAACATTTTTAAATTTAAACATATTACATCACCCTCAATAATTCCTCTTGAACTATACCAACAAAACCATCTTCATCTAAAGTAAATTTACATGAATTCAATGCTTTTATAAATGAATTAGTCATTTTATTATAATCAATTATTTGTGTTGGAGTTGCTCCACCACCATTAGTTAAAGGCATTACTTTTGTTTTATTTCCTTGTTGCAATAATAACTCAGGACCAGCCTCAGCAACTACTGCACTACCACTTAGCAATTCTCCACCTTTGGCTAAATAATCTATTGTTCCTAATGTTTTTATATTTAAACCTTTACCACCAACACCAGGAACCCAATCAGGTATTTTTATTTTATTTAATCCCTTAATAAAAACATTTAATCCTGAAATTAATCCATTTATAGCAGATATAATTAAATTTAATGGGGATTTTACAATATTACTTAAACTTTGGAATATACCAGAAAAGATAGTTTTTACACCTTCCCAAGCTTTCTTCCAATCACCAGTGAATACACCTACTAAGAAATCAATTATTCCTCTAATTACTGTTATAATACCTGTAACGACACCTTTTACAGCATTTAGAGCAGTTGTTAATACTCCTGCTATAAATGTAAAGACACTACTAAATTTTGCTCCTAGAGCAGTTATTATTGCTGTTATAATAGGTCCTAATAATTCAATTATTTTGTCTAATACTGGTTTGAAAGTTTCCCATAATTTTAATAATTCTGTTATTATTGCACCAACAAAACTAACAAAATTATTCCATAAAGGTTCAATTGCATCAGTCCAAATAGTTGTTATTGTATCTTTTATTACACCTATAATAGGAGAAAGTATATTATCCCAAAAATTTTGTAAAGTCCCTATAAAACCATCTATAGCAGTCATAACACTTGCTCTAAATTGTTCATTAGTATCCCATAATTGTTTAATTGCTAATACAACTAATGCAATTACTGCAATAACAGCCAAAATCGGTGCTATTACACTACTTAACGCAGTTGATACTCCTGCTAACATTGGTGCTATATATGTTGCATACATTGTAATAATAGAACTTATAGATTTGGCTAAAGTTCCAAAAACAATTAATAAAGGACCAATGGCAGCCACTAGTCCAGCAATAATTAATATAGTTTTTTGTAATTCAGGATTTAAAGTCGATAACCAATTAACAAAACCAGTTAATTTATCAACTATACCTTGAACTACTGGCAATAATATTTCACCTAATTTAACGCATAATTCGTTTACTGCATTACTTAATTGTGTAATTTGCGATTGAGTTGTAGCATATCTTTTTTCAGCCTCATTTGATAAAGCAACATTTTCATCCCAAGCAATATTACCTGTTTGAATAGCATTATTAAATACTTCACTAGCATTTGCAGCTCTAAGCATTGTATCTCTTAATCTAACTTCTGAAAAACCTAATTCTTCAAGCATAATCAATGTACTTTTTCCAGCGCTTTCAGTATCACCTAAACCTGCAATAAATTTTGTAACTGTTCCTATTGCATCTTTTTCGAATGATTCTTTAAATTCACTTGCAGTCATTCCTGCAATTTCAGCAAAATCCAATAATTGATCACTATTGGTCTCAACTGCAGTAGCCATTTTTATCATAGCTTTGGAAATAGCTGAACCACCCATTTCAGCCTCAATACCAACTGATGATAGGGCAGCTGCTAAAGATAAAACATCTGCTTCACTTAATCCAATAGTTTTACCAGCACCAGCAATACGCATAGCCATTGCTACTATATCAGCCTCAGTAGTAGCAAAATTATTTCCTAAATCTACAATAGTAGATCCTAATTTTTCATAATTATCAGAAGTAGTTCCCATTATATTAGCAAATTTAGCTAATGAACTTGCTGCCTCATCAGCAGACAAATTAGTACTATCTCCTAATTGAACCATTGTTTTAGTAAAACTTAAAATATCTTCTGTTTTAATTCCCAATTGTCCTGCTGCCTCTGCTACTGCTGCTATCTCTACTGCACTAGACGCAGTTTCTTGAGATAGATCAAGTAATCCTTGTTTAACAACTTCTAATTGCTCGGCAGTACCATTAACAGTCTTAGTAACGCCAGTCCAAGCACTTTCAAAATCAACAGCAGTCTTTACAATAGCAGTACCAGCAACGGCTATTCCTGCACTTACAGCAGACATTTTTTTACCAGTATCAACTAATTTATCACCAGTTGTATTTAACTTTTTTGAAAAATCTTCTAAATTAGCAGTACCTATTTTAATTTTTTTACTTGTTTCATCAACTTGATTTTTATATCTTTGTAAAGATGCCTCTGCTGATGCTAAAGCAGTTTTCTTTTTTTGAATTGCCACTTCATCTTTATTCTCAGCATCTTCTAATTCTTCTAATTCTTTTCTTAAAATTAATACTTTTTCTTTTTGAATATCATACGCATTATTCAAATAATTTAGTTTATCAGTTAATTTTTGACTAGTACTAGTTGATTTATCCCATTGAGCTTGTACTAATTTAAAATCTTGATAATTTTCTTGTAATGTTGAATTAACCAATTTTAATGATTTAACAAAATTAGTTGAACCATCAGCATTAAAGACTAATCCTACTCTTTTTAAATCATTATTTGCCATATTTTTTCCTTTCAAACTTTACATGATAATCTACCATTTCATAGAATTCAATTGGTTTCATTTTTTTAAATTCCGTTTCTGATAGACCTATTTGCAAGGCAGTATATTTAATTGAAGCCCAATTTATTTTTTCTTCTTCTTTTTCTGGACCTGTGTATAGTTCCTGTCTTTTTTTTTAAATTCTTCTAATTCATGTAAATTGTTTTCAATGAATTTAACAATTTTTTGGTAGTCTTTAAATTCTACTAAACTAACAGCCTCTCTATATGTTAATGGCTCATCTATATTTGCTCTAATAATTGCATAAGTGAAAAAGTTATATATTTTTAATTGATTCTTCTTTCTAGAAATATCTTTTCTAATTTGTACTATTCCCGAACCTTCATCAGTTGAATATTCTTCTAAATATTCTAAAACTAGAAAACTCCATTTTAAGTCTAACTTCTTATTATTTTTTAAAGTTATTACCATTTATTACACCATCTTTCTAAAATAAAAAGAGGAAACATTTGGTTATGCTCCCTCTGCTAATGCTGCTGTTAAATCTGCTTTTGTTATGATTGGTTTTGTAAAGAATTTTTCTTCAGTTAAGTCATCAGGGAAATTTGAAGCCTCACTATCTACATAATTTCTTACATGACCTAATTCATCAAAAGCATAACATCTAATTGTAACTGTATCATTTTGTTCGCTAAATGATTCTTCTTGAGTAGCAATATCATCAGTATTTTCTACTAATTGACATTTTGGATACCACTCATATCTAAAACCATTACCAACTTTTTTAACTACTTTACCATAAGCAAAATAAGGTCTTTGCGTAGAACTTCCTGATGAGATCAAACCACTATCATCTACATCTTCACCTCTCATTTTTGCTAAATCATCTGGATCAAAAGCAACTACTTCAACTTAATTCTACATTT